TACTGAAGACGACGAACACCGCAAAACTGGTGAGGCTCTATGGCCAGAGAAGTTCTCAATTGAGAAGCTACTGAAAAAACGCGCAGAAATGGGCAGTTATGAATTCTCAGCGCTCTATCAGCAAAACCCAATCGATGAAGAGAATCGCAAATTCAAGCAAGCGTGGTACAAATACCGCGAATTCAGCAACGTCTTACAGCTTGACACTTACAACGTTATGACGATTGACCCGCGAGGTACAGACGATGTAAAGCAAGGCACTGACTACATTGGCGTAACCCTTAATTTTATCGACCGAGAAGGCAAATGGAATGTAATATGCTATCGCACAAAACTATCCGCGACTGACCTTGTCGACCTCATGTTTACAAACTGGAAGAGATACAACCTACATAAGATCGGAATTGAAGACAACCAGTTTACTCAAGCCTTGAAGTCTGTTTGGGATGAGGAGATGATGCGCAGAGGCGTCTATATGGATGTCGAATTATTGAAGCATGGCGGACACAGTAAAGCATTGAGGATTGAAGCCCTGGTACCACGATATGAACGCGGAGGAATCTATCATATAAGACATGGCGACGCTAACTTATGTAAAGACTTAGAGCTTGAACTGAGTATGTTTCCTAAAGCAACCAATGACGACGCGAGCGACTCTCTAGCATATCAAGTACAACTAGCTCAGCGACCAGAAGATGACGTAGGCTCAAGCTCATATAACCAATCATTAGCAGATAGCGACTTAACAGCAATGTGGAATTAATTAGGGGGAATATGAAAACAATAAAACCAGCAAATCATCAGGTATTTGCAAAAAAGCTAGAGGCGGCAGAGACTACAGCCAGTGGAATATTTTTGGTAAAGGATGCAGTAGACAACTTGTCGCAAGCAGAAATTATTAACGTTGGCGATGAGGTCAAGCATTTTAAGCCGCACGATCATGTTATTTATCGTGATTACGCGGCAACACAGACAAAGCTTGATGATAAAGATTATCTGCTAATATCAGACGAGGATATTCTAGGAAAAATAATTGAGGTGGAGGGATAAAATGAAAAAATTTGTGCCAGAATTTGGAAAAGTCAAAGAACAACAGCAGCTAGACGATAAGACGTCTGTAGTAGTTGAAAACAGTTATCAAAATCACACTGTTATAGCAACTAAGCTACACTATGAAGAACGT